GTATTGCGTTGCTGGTAAATCAAAGAAAGGAAGTGAAATGAGATGTCAGAAAGAGAAAAACAGATTCTGGAAACCATCGCAACGGCAATTCCTAAAATGTCTGATTTTGACAAGGGCTATCTCTTGGGGATGGGAGAAGCCATGGTAAGCCAGAAACAGGATGACAGAAAAAAGAAAGAAGGTGAGTTACATGGAAAAGATGTTGATTCCTATTAATTACGAAGGAGAACAGCCGACAGTATCGGCGAGAGACCTGCATGAAGCACTGGAAATTAAAAGCAAGTATGCTGATTGGTTTAAAAACATGTCAGCATATGGATTTGTTGAAAATATGGACTATTTCACGTTTTCTAAAAATTTAGAAAACGGTGGAAGAACTATAGATCATAACATTTCCGTAGATATGGCCAAACAGATCTGCATGATTCAGCGCTCCGAGAAAGGTAAACTGTATCGTCAGTACTTCGTCGACTTGGAGAAGGCCTGGAACACTCCGGAGCAGGTGATGGCAAGGGCGCTGAAGCTCGCAGACAGAACCATCGACACTCTGAAAGAAGATAACAAGAAACTGATTGAGGAGAACGAGCGCATGAAGCCGAAGGAAATCTTCGCGGACGCGGTGAGCGCAAGCACCAGCTCCATCCTGATCGGCGACCTCGCGAAGCTCCTGCGTCAGAATGGCGTAGATACCGGACAGAAAAGATTGTTCGAACAGCTCCGCAACGAAGGGTACCTCATGAAGACTGGATCCAGTCGGAACATGCCGACGCAGCGATATGTAGCGGACGGTCTATTTCAGATCAAAGAAACCGTGATTTCCAATCCGGACGGCAGCGTGCGGATGACCAAAACTACAAAGGTAACTGGGAAAGGCCAGCAGTATTTTCTGAATAAGTACCTTAAAAAAGAAGAAGCGGTATAAAAAGAAAAAGTCCCACAGGAAGGACCAGTTCCCATGGGACACACAAACAAACCAGCTACATCGTAGCAGAAAGTGAGTAATAAGGCAATGAATTTTTCAGAAAAATTGAAAAAAGCTGCAAAAGAATTGAATCTTACGCAGGTGCAGATGGCAGGAATGACCGGAAAAAGCAAAGCATCAATCAGCCAGTACCTTGCCGGAAAGCAGATTCCGCCTGAGGAGCAGCAGCGTGATATCGCCGTTGCACTGGGATTGAAAGAGGACTACTTTTCCAAGGCGGATGACCGAATGCCGGCGCTTTCGACACAGAAAGCGAAAGATTGCATTATCCCGCGTCTGAGTGTCATGGATGCCGCGCGGATGATGGGAATTAATCATCAGACCGTGCGCAAAGGGCTCCAGCAGGGGGTATTCCCATGGGGCTATGGAATCAAAACATCGGACCACTGGGTATATTTCATTAACGCAAAACGTTTCTCGGAGATCGAGGGCATCAACGTGGAAGGAGTAACAGCAAATGAAAGCATCGGATAAAGTAGCGCTGGCGCTCGGCGCGGTTGGTACATGGATTTACATCGGCGGCGTAGACTCGGATCTGTGGGGCCGCGCCGCCCTGGGAGCCGGAATGTTCCTTCTGGCGCTCGTGGCAAAGAAGATCGGCGATTACGTCGAAGAGTGCCGCGAGGAGCAGGAAGAGCGGGAAGAAGAGCGCCGGGACGAGGTGTTTGCGGCGTGGATCCGCTCAGGGTCGTTGAAAGAAGGGTGAGAATGATGCAGATTGTTGAATATACGGAGGCAGTGGATCTGACGATGCACGGAATGCATGATGATATCTACGTCATGCATCCGGTTGCCATCAGCAGTATGACCATGCAGGATGTGCGGGCGGCCGCAGAAGCCGGGGCTGTGTTTGCGGTCATGAAACAGCCACGGAAAGAGCCGGAAACGAAAGAAGAGGTAAAACCAACGCCCCCCCGAAAAGCCCTGCTGGACAGGGCAGGAAGAGGAAGCTGGACACTGGAAAGATGACGGCACTTCGAAACGCCGGATGGTCCTATGAGAAGATTGCAGACGAAATGGGCTGCAGTGCGGGGACCGTATGGAATTTCTTTAACAAAGACAAGGAGGATAAGAAAGTTGTCAGTGAAAATCAATAAACTTGAAATCGAAAACGTCAAGCGAATCAAAGCAGTAAAACTGGAACCGACGGCAAACGGTCTGACCGTCATTGGTGGCAGAAACAACCAGGGTAAGACGTCGGTGCTGGATTCCATCGCGTGGGCATTGGGTGGCGAAAACTTCAGACCATCAGATGCGACGCGCGAGGGATCCATCATCCCGCCAAACTTAAAAATTGTGTTGAACAATGGCCTGATTGTTGAGCGTAAAGGCAAGAACAGTGCGTTGAAGGTAACGGATCCAAGCGGTCAGAAGGCCGGACAGTCGTTGTTAAACACTTTTGTCGAGTCTCTGGCATTGAATCTTCCGAAGTTCATGGAGAGCTCCGGGAAGGAAAAAGCACAGACGTTGCTGCAGATCATCGGCGTTGGTAACCAGCTGGCGGAGTTAGAGAAAGAAGAAAAAGAGCTGTATCAGGATCGGCTGTACATCGGCCGGACTGCGGATCAGAAAGAAAAGTTCGCCAAAGAACAGCCGTATTATCCGGATGCTCCAAAGGATCTGGTTTCCCCATCTGCACTGATTCGGCAGCAGCAGGACATCCTCGCTCAGAACGGCGAGAATCAACGGAAAAGAGAACAGGCCGGAAAGATCCGGGAAGAGACCAAACGCGCCTACGACGAAGTGAAACGGTTGTCGGAACAGCTGGAGGCGGCAAAGCAGCATCATCTGCAGCTGGTAAAAGATCTGGAAACTGCTGAAAAGTCGGCCGCTGATCTGGTCGATCAGTCTACCAAGGAGCTGGAAGACAGCATTTCCAATATTGAGGAAATCAATCGAATGGTACGCGCAAATCTGGACAAGGAGAAGGCGGAGGATGATGCAAAAGAATACCGTCGTCAGTATGATCAACTTTCAGAGAAAATTACTTCTGTCCGGGAAAAGAAAGCAAACCTGCTTTCTTCTGCAGAGCTGCCTCTTCCAGATCTGTCTGTAAAGGAAGGTGAGCTGGTGTATAAAGGGCAGAAATGGGACAACATGTCCGGTTCTGAACGGCTGATGGTATCAACTGCCATTGTCCGGAAATTGAATCCGGAGTGTGGCTTTGTTCTCCTGGATAAACTGGAACAGATGGATCTGCAGACACTGCAGGAGTTTGGTTCCTGGCTGGAAGGCGAGGGGCTGCAGGCGATCGCTACTAGGGTAAGTACCGGTGATGAATGCAGCATCATTATCGAAGACGGTTATGTGGTTGGACAGGCGCAGGCTGAACAGCCACAGCAGAAATCATGGAAGGCAGGTGTATTTTAATGGAAATTATCAAAGGTGTGATTCCCTGTGCAAAAAAAGTTGTGGTTTATGGTCCGGAAGGAATTGGAAAATCTACGTTTGCCAGTAAATTCCCGGATCCGGTGTTCATTGACACTGAGGGTAGCACGAACTCAATGGATGTTGCCCGGTTGCCAAAAGCTACAAGCTGGCAGAACCTTCTTGACCAGGTGGACTACATCCGGACGCATCCGGACGTGTGTAAAACGCTTGTGGTTGACACGATCGACTGGGCGGAGTCTATGTGCATCCAGTTTATCTGCGATAAGCATCGGAAGTTTGGAATCGAGGATTTCGGGTATGGAAACGGCTATACCTATGTAAAAGAGGAGATTGGCCGGTTCCTGAATCGGCTTTCAGAAGTTGTGGAAGCGGGCGTCAACGTGGTTCTTACAGCACATGCGCAGATTAAAAAATTTGAACAGCCGGATGAGCTGGGAGCTTATGACCGATGGGAACTGAAGCTTGGAAAGAAAACAACATCCCAGACATCGCCGCTGATCAAGGAATGGGCGGACATGCTGCTGTTTGCCAACTACAAAACGTTTTCCATTGCAGTTGATGACAAGGGAAAGAAGAGGAAAGCGCAGGGCGGTGAGCGTGTCATGTACACGTCACATAACGCCTGCTGGGATGCAAAGAACCGTTTCGGTCTGCCGGATGAGGTTCCGTTTGACTACAAAGTCATTCAGAGCATTATAGAACAGGGAAAAGCTTCCGCAGATATGAAACCGTACAAAGCTGCAGAAGTACCTAAAACGGCGTCAGCTCCTGAGCCCGTTCCGGAAGCTCCGAAGCCGACAACGCCAGAAGAAGTAACTGGGGAAC